TTGTGGTGATGCTACTCAATCTGATTTAATTAAAACAAATGAAAAAAATGGTGTAATTGACTTTATGAAAATTTTGAGAACTATGCCTTCTATTGATATAATTGAGTTTGGTATTGATGATGTGATTCGTTCAGGATTAGTTAAGGAATTTTTAATTGCTCAACACGCACTTGGATTGTAAATTATATGTCTAACTCGTGGAAGTTTACATTTATATAAATAATTATAACCTTCTATGAGTTAGATAATGTATAAAATTTACTTAATTACTAATTTTGAAAATAAAAAACAGTATATTGGAATAACCAAATTTTCCATTACTGAAAGATTTTATCAACATACCAAAAGAGGATTTCTTTTAACTGAAGCAATCAAAAAATATGGAGAAGATAAGTTCTTTATTGAATTGATTGAAGAAGTTGACTCTGCTGGAAGAGCATATGAATTAGAGCAGTATTACATTAAAGAATATAATACCAAAGTTCCTTATGGTTATAATTTAACTGATGGTGGTGACGGCATTTTTGGTTGGGAAGTAACCGAAGAATATCGTCAAGAATGTTCCGAAAGAGTTAAGCAACTTCATAAAGAAAAAAAAGTTGGTATGTACGGTAAGAATCATAGTGATGAAACAAAAAGAAAAATGAGTGTTGCCTCAAAAGGTAAATCAAAACCTTGGTTAATTGGAAGAAAACTGAGTCCAGAATCTATTGAAAAATTGCGTCAAATAAATCTTGGTAGAGTTCTTAGTGATGAAACTAAGAAAAAAATTAGTGAAAATCATCACGATGTAAATGGAGAAAATAATCCTATGTATGGAAAAAAGCACTCCCCAGAAACTATTGAAAAGTTAAAAGAAAAGGCAAAAAATCGTCCAAAGAGAGTTTGGATTAATAATGGTATTGAAGAAAAACTTATGAATATTGACGAATCTATACCTATGGGTTATAATAAAGGAAGAGTGAGGTCTTAAATGTTTAATCATCTTGATAATGTACTTCCTCAACTTGAAAGAGAAACAATTGATGGAGTCCGATATTATTCCGTACCCGATGAGGACCAACTGCTCAAGTTGGTCTCTATCACTTCCGTAACCAGTCATTTTAATAAGGAAATTTTTGTTAAGTGGAGAAAAAAAGTCGGCACAGAAGAGGCTGACCGTATCACCAAAGCAGCAACCAGTCGTGGAACAGACCTACATACTTTAGTTGAGAACTATCTTTATAATAGGGACCTTCCTCCAGTTCAACCCATATCAGATTTTCTTTTTAAGATTGCTAAATCAGAACTGAACAGGATTAATAATATCTACTGTCTGGAAGGGGCTCTATATAGTAAACAACTTGGTGTTGCCGGTACTACTGATTGTATTGCCGAGTTTGATGGAGAACTTGCCATCATAGACTTTAAGACTTCTAAAAAACCAAAACCAAGAGATTGGATTGAGAATTATTTCGTTCAGGCGATGTTCTATGGAATGGCACTCTATGAGATGACTGATATTAGAGTCAAAAAACTAGTCATCATTATGGCGTGTGAAAATGGTGAATGTGTTGTTTATGAAGAGAGAGACCTTAACAAATATATGAAACTTGTTGTGGAATATATTAAAAAGTTTGTGAATGATAAACTTGAACTAATGTCTATTTGACTAATTGATTATTTTATTTTATACTACATATTATTACTCTTAAATTATGGCAAATATATTAGAGACATTTCTAGAAATTAATATAGAATCTATGGAACAAACGGAAACGAACAAAGAATTAGAAAAAGCAATAGAGGATAAGTTTCTTACTCCTTCCAAATTTGCTTTAGAAATTGAAAAAATAGTTGCGGAAGAAAACTGTAATTATATTGATGCTATTTGTCATTATTGTGAAATCAACGGTATTGATGTAGAATCGGTTACTAAATTGATTTCTAAACCTCTTAAAGAAAGATTAAAGTATGATGCGATTAGTCTTAACTTTATGAAGAAAACTTCCCGTGCTCGTTTGCCTATCTGATGTCACCATTTGAAACTTATCAGGCATATTTGGGAATCAAGAATCATTTCACCAATCCCAAATATGATTACTTTAAATATAAAAAAACAAGAGCAACACTTACATCATTTAATAAACGCAAAGACCGGTATTTTTTCGAGAAAAGTTCTCGTAAATATTCGGACAAAGAAATAGTAGATTTTCTAGTATCAAATTTTATAGTAGCGGATAATCCCCAAAGTATGTGGATTGGTGAAATTATTAATTCTGGAGAAAGAAATTACCAAGAATGGATGAAAAGACAGCAGAGTCTGACTTACTTATTCAAGGAGCAATCAACAGAATTGTTCTCTCAGACAAAATTAGAGAATGTATTTGACTGCTCAAAAGGTCATCCAATTCTTCTCAAAACATTTCTAAAAGGTGAACTAGTACCTGAAATAATGGTAATTTATGATATAATATTTTCGTATATTAGTGAGTTTGATAAGAAACTTCTGGACCCTGTATGGGAAACCGTAAGTTTAAAAATCAAGAAATACAAACCTTTTCTAAATACAGACATATTCCAGTACAAAAAACTTTTACGGGACATTATAAATGAGTAGTTTTTTTGATTCTGATATTATTCAGGATGAATTAAAAGAAATTAACGAACTTCAAGAGTTTATATACAATAGTATTTTAACTTTTGGTATGATGCCTCGTGAAGATAAGCTGGAACATATTGATAAGATGACACGACTGCTTGAAAAGCAGAGAATTATGTATACCAGACTTTCTCTTTCTGATGACCCTCAAGCAATTGAGATGAAAGAGAATCTGAGAAAGTCCGTTGCTCTGATGGGATTTCCACCGGAGACTGATATGAGTATTCTTTTCAGTAGTATGACAAAAACCATTGAGTCGCTCAAAAACTACCTTGACTGATGAGCGATTTTTTGCTATAATATCTAAGTAAATCTCCCGAATCCAAACTATCCGAGGTATCTAAAATGGGCTTTGCTGACCTTAAAAAACAATCTAAACTTGGTTCTCTCACCGAAAAACTGGTGAAAGAAGTTGAAAAAATGAATAATTCTGGTAATTCTGTAGATGAACGTTTTTGGTCTTTGACCGTAGATAAAGCGCAAAATGGTTATGCCGTCATTCGTTTCCTTCCTGCTCCTGATGGTGAAGACCTACCATTCGTCAAAGTCTATTCTCACGCCTTTCAGGGTCCTAACGGTTGGATTATAGACAATTGCCTCACTACTCTGAATCAGAAGTGCCCTATCTGTGAGCACAACTCTGGTCTCTGGAACTCCGGTATGGATTCCAATAAAGAAGTCGCACGTAAGCAGAAGCGTAAACTGACTTATGTAAGCAACATTTATGTGGTGAAAGACCCTACTAATCCTGAAAACGAAGGTAAAGTCTTTCTGTTCAAGTATGGTAAGAAAATCTTTGACAAACTCACGGAAGCGATGCAACCCGAGTTTGAAGATGAGACTCCTATTGATCCGTTTGACTTCTGGACCGGTGCCAACTTCAAACTGAAGGCAAAGAATGTTGCCGGTTATAGGAACTATGATTCTAGCGAGTTTGCCTCTCAGGGTGCTCTTCTGAATGATGATGATGCTATGGAAGCAATCTGGAAGAAGCAGTATTCTCTTGCAGAGTTTGTTGCTCCTGACCAATTCAAGTCCTATGAGGAAATGAAGAAGCGTCTTGATTCCGTTCTTGGTGGAAAGTCTACTCGTGTTGATTCTGAAGTTGAGGATGAGGATGACTATCGTGGTCCTGCTCCTTCTTTGACCGAAGACCTGCGTAGTGAACTCAATAATCTGAAACCGACTCGCCCTGTTGAGGATGATGACGATGATGATGCACTCTCATATTTTGCAAAGTTGGCATCTGACGACTGATTCATAATACACCAAAGGGGAGATTTTTCTCCCCTTTTTTATGGCATCGTGATTCTTGTGTTTTCGGTACGGATTAGTTTCTTATCAACATATTGAGAAGATTTATCATAATACATAATCTTTCTCATATCATTTAAATATTGTTGTAGATAATCAGGTCTCAGTAGATATATCGTTCTTTTTTCTATGTTCTTTCTGGTTTCGTATTCATAATTACTAATACCAACAACAGGATTTAAAGTTTGTATAGGAATATTAGGGTCTGGAATGGTAAAGTTTGAATCTACAATTTTACCGGACGGAAGGATTAATCTTCCATTAGAATCTTTGATTTCTGTGGTTTCGTAGTGATGAACCGCATTTAAGTCATTTCCATAAACATTTTCGGCATATCTGTATAAGTCTCTATCAGAAAGAGGCCATTCATTTCTTACATTTACAATACCGGCAGTCATAAGAACCACCCAGTCATAATCTGCCTTGCCATAAACTTCTTCTGCAACAGTATCAGGTCTTGCACCTTCTGGAATCTGATACTTATTAAACAGAGTGAAAACATTCTGTAAGTCATCACGAAGTTTTACCCGACGAAATAGATTCTTTGCTCTTACATAATTCTGTGAGGAATTACTATCGGCAAAAGGTGATTGATACTCTAGGTCTGGTAATTCTCTAAAATAAGACATATTAGTAACCTACTGCTTGTTGTCCAATACTACTATTATAATCTTCATTATAAATCGGATTGAGTTCGGTAAAACTAAGAGACAATTTCATATGAACCGGAGTTTTATCAGCATAAGTAGCATATGAACCTGAACCCGTATAATTCATACCCATACTCGTCAAAGCACAGGGTTTGAATTTGTTTAGGTAAGGATGGTCCTGACTTCCACTCTTATATTTTAGAAGGAAAATATTTGGTGCTGAAATGAATAAACCAGCACCTTCAGTATTGCTACCAGTTTTTGGTGCCATAGATTGCTTAAAGATTCTTATAATTTCTTTAACAACATTTGATTCTTTTTCATCTCTTGGAGCAAAATCAAAATCAAATTGAAAAGTCCTTAGATTGACACCACTGAAAAGTAATTCTAGATTTGGATTTAAAACTTGACCCGATGATCTCGATAGAAGTGCAGTTGGATTTACACTTCCATTTGATACACTATTTACTAATGCGGAACTAAATGCATTTATTACTAAATCTTGCCCTCCCCCCTGAGTTAATACTTGCATACCAGTTGTACCTAAGTTCTTAATAGCATCAATAGTGCCTTCCCCAAATCCTTTAGATTTAAGAATACTTCCTGCTGCTTCTACACCTGCAGCAGCGAGAGGATTTAAACTATCATCACCCCAATTGACCTGATTTGTATCTCCAATATTTGATGGTATTGGTAATTGTATTGTTTGTCTTGCTTTCTGCTTGGAATTTTTTTCTGTTCCTGTTGCTAATTTAAGATTGTTTACTCCAGTTTCGAGTCCCGGAGGAACATACTCAATCACACCTATTTCTAGGTAATCGTCATTTTTACCAATACTCTTCTGTGGATATCTAAGAGGTGCCGCAGACGAAGAAAGTTTGGCAGAAGCAGATCCAGCAATTCTTTCCGCATTTGGTGATAAACTTCTTGATATGTTAAATCCGTTTACCATTTATCTTTTTTAGTTATTTATCTTGATTTGTCCAAAAGGTATTCTTCTTAAATCACCAACTTCATTTTTATCCACAATATGTAGGGGTCCAATCACTTCTTCAAAGGTATATTGTCTCTGTTCCCCCCAATGAAAGTTAATACCACTAAATCCCCAAGAATAAACATTTGTAACGGCAACCAGAGGATGTGCATCATATCTTACACGAGGAGTCTTCGGTCTATAAACAAAAGTATAAAAATTACCTGCCTCTGGAGAAGTAGTTGTTTGTTTTAATACATCAAGTATTTCTAACATCAAATCCTCCGCATTTTCTGTTCCGTATAAGTTTTTAAGCAGGGGTTTGATACGGTTCATTTTTTACCAATTCCAAGCTCATTTTCAGTCAAAATTCTGAAGGTCCATCCTCTGTCCTTACAATATTCTCTTGCCGCTTCCCACTTTGATTGGTTTTTGGCATACTCATAAGCTTCATAGATATATCCTTTGGTCTGCCTTTTTGGTTTTGCTGGTGGCATCGTTTGCTTATAAGGTTTAATTTCAATCAGATATTTCTTAATACTACCATCTGGTTCTTTGACCTTTATATAAGCATCTGGAAAATATCTATGAACTTTGCCATCTACAGGAGAACGATAAGGAATTGCAAGTTCTTCGGAAGCATACTCTAAAATATTTTCATTCGTATCACAATATTTTAGAAACTTCAATTCCCATAAAGACCGATAGATGATGTTGGTGGGGTCTCCAACATATTTTTCAGGAAATGATGGTTTAAATTTTCCCTTATAAGACATCTAAATACTTATACTAATAAGACTCATAAAAGGTATTTAGAGTGCCTAGTATCCGCAGAATATCCGACTTTAAACCACTATTTACGAATCTGGCTCAGAGTTCTCACTTTCAGGTCATATTTGGTGGTTTGCCCGGTCCGCTTTTATCACATCTTGCAATAAGAGGTGTTAACCCATTATTTATTGCTAATGATGCCGGACTACTTTGTTTTTCGGCATCACTACCAGGAACCACACTAGCAACCGCAGATATTACCAATAACTACACGGGAGTAAACGAAAGAGTTGCTCATCGTAGAATCTTTACAGAAATTGGTCTAGAGTTTTATGTTGATAGTAATTATACCACTTTAAAATTTATAGAGCACTGGATGGAGTTTATTGCTAGTGGTTCTAATGAAAATCCATCAAGAGACGGATATTACTTTAGAATGAGATATCCAAGAGATTATAAGAGTGATATGACTAAAATTATTAAGTTTGATAGAGATTATAATGTAGAAATTGAGTATAATTTTTTCGGACTATTTCCACTTTCTTTAAATTCAGTACCAGTTCAGTATAATGGTTCTGATATATTGAAAATGAGTGCCACATTTAATTATGAAAGATATGTTTGTGGCAGAACACTAAGTTTGGATTTTAACCGAAATGATGACAATAATAAAGTTTCTAATACTGTTGTCAACAGCACTATAAATCAAGTAAATAGACAAAATAGACTTGCAACAGGAAGAGATGAGTTGATTAATAGAAATCTCAATCTTGGAACTGGAAGACTAGATGATCCAAGACCTGTCGGTGTTGCATAAGTCGTCTAAATAATTTTAACTGAACTTTATAGGATATTATGCCTTTACCAAAGATTGCAACTCCAATTTATGAGTTGGAAATTCCATCATTAAAAAAGAAAATTAGATATAGACCATTTCTGGTTAAAGAAGAAAAAATTCTGATTATTGCTCTAGAAAGTGAGGATTCTAAACAGATTGCAAATGCAGTTAAGAATGTTATTTCAAATTGCATTTTAAGCAAAGGTGTTAAAGTAGAAGATTTATCTACATTTGATATTGAGTATTTGTTTCTCAATATCAGAGGTAAGTCAGTTGGAGAAACTGTTGATGTTTTAATCACTTGTCCTGATGATGAAACAACTCAGGTTCCGATGAGTATTAATTTAGATGAAATTAATGTTGAAGTTGACCCAAAACATTCTCGTGATATTAAATTAGATGATACTCTGACTTTGAGAATGAGATATCCATCTATGACTGAGTTTATCAAGAATAATTTTGATTCTGGTGATGGTGTAAGTGTTGATGATACTTTTGATTTAATTATATCCTGTATTGAACAGATTTATTCGGAAGAAGAATCTTGGACTGCAAGTGATTCTACTAAAAAAGAACTACTAGAATTTGTAGAGCAATTAAGTTCCAAACAATTCAAAGAAGTTGAAAAGTTCTTTGAGACTATGCCTAAACTTTCTCATACAATCAAGATTAAAAATCCAAAAACTGGTGTAGAAAGTGAAGTTGTGTTGGAGGGATTATCGGCTTTTTTCGTGTAGCCCTCTCCCACACCGATCTTGAGTCATACTATAAGACTAATTTCGCACTAATTCAACACCATAAATACTCTTTGACTGAACTTGAAGATATGTTGCCTTGGGAGAGGGAAATTTATATAACTCTCTTACAAAATTATATTGAAGAAGAAAACCTAAAGAATCAAGCAAATGGCTGATTTAGCACAAATAGCTCAAAGTGGGGTAGATCCTATATCAGGGTCCTATTTGTCTGCGGAAAAAAGAAAGGCACTGTTCAAAAGAAGTAAAGTTTCATCAAATATTTTTGGTGGAGGCGGAGCACTTGTTCCAATTAGTAAAAAATCAGATCCAGAGACTCTGGCAATTGTAAAGTCTCAATCATCATCAATAACTTCCGTACAACAGCAGGTTAATACCTTAAGTTCTGAGGTTGCTAATTTAAATAAAGTAATCTTCATTCAGACCCAAACCGTAAATGGAGTTCAAGAACTAGTAGGAAGTTTAAGAGGTGAAGTTACTGGGTTTAATTCTTCTTTAAATAACGTTGCAAAGGCAATCAATACCGATAGTGTTCTAGAACAGAATCGTATAAAGCAAGAAAACGAAGAGCAAAGAAGAGCAACAGAATTAGGATTAAGAGCAGGTAGAGAAAGTCTTTTAGAAAAAGCAATACAAAATGCATTAATTGCTCCTGTTCAGGCAATTGCACAAAAAACACAATCTATTCTAAGTAGATTATCACAGTTCTTTGGAACATTATTGCTCGGATGGTTGACCAATCAAGGAATTGAAACTCTTAGAGCATTATCTGAGGATAATGGCAAAAAATTAATAGAAATTAGAGATAATGTTCTAAAGGCTCTGGGAATTGGTGCCGCAACGTTATTCCTATTAAATGGTGGATTTCTTGCTATTGCCGGAACCATTACAAGACTATCTCTTAAAATTGGAGGATGGTTGCTTAAGAATACAATTGGTAGATTTTTTGGAGCACTTGGAGCTCTTTTGAAGAGTGCCGGAAGTGCAATAGTTTCAACAGCAAAGGCTGGAGCAGCAGTAATAACAGGAAAAGGAACAAAAGCACCAACACCTGCTACTGCTGCTGCCGGGTCTGCTGATGATGTTGCTCGTGCCGCCGCTCCAGCTGCTCGCGCTGGTGCCGCTGTTGCAGATGATGCCGCTAAAGCAACTGCGAAAACAGCAGGAAGATTTGTTCCTGGATTAGGTACAGTTATTTCTGGAGGTGCTGCTTTATATGATTTTTCTAGAGGAGACCCTCTTGGAGGTGCTTTAAATACTATTGGAATGCTTCCTGGACCTTTTGGTTGGGCAGGAACTCTTGGAAGATTGGCTCTTGAGGGAACAAGAATAGCAGGCGGAACTGATAATAAACCGCAAACGCCATCAGCAACTTCTCCAACACCAACAAAGTCAACAACTACCGCAGTAAAACCACAAAGTCCAGTAATACCATCATCTACAAAACCACCAACAACTACTGCTGCACCTGCTGCTGCTTTAAGTGATAAACCATTTGAACAGCAAATGAGTGATTTAAAGGCACAGGCAAATTCAATTGATTTCACTCAGGCACCACAATATGGAGAACTCAATATAACACCAGAGGATAATAGACAGGTTTCATCTCAATCAACTCAGGTAAATATAAGACCACTACCAGCACAGACTGATAGGATTTCTACTCAAGTTAATGTTGGTCCAGCACCCGCACCCGCACCAAATGTAATTTACAGAAGAGTTGGTTCTTCTGCTCAACAAAGGTCAGGTGCCGCTCCTACTGGTGGTCCCGTAAATGAAGTTCCATCAATATTAGCATCAAATCCAGATAATTTCTATGTGCTCTACTCACAAGTAAATTATAACGTGGTGACATAAGATGGCAGTAGCAGTAAAACCATCCAAAAGTTTACTTAATATTCGTTCTGGAATTAAGTCCATAAAAAATTCATTCTCTGGACTGAGAAAGAATAGTGAAAACCTCAACGAGGTTATGCTGAAAAAAACAAAAGTAAAAAGAGAATCAATTGCAAGAAATTATATACTTTCTCAAAGAAGACAAGAACAAGAAAGAAGAAAAAATAAAGAAGACCTTTTAGAGGCATCAAGTATTGGTGGTGCTGTTAAGAGGCAGGCAAAGGTAATTGCCTCAAGTGCCAAAGGATTTCTGGGAAGAATTATGGACTTCTTGGGAAC